TTGGAGGTTGCCTGAGTATCGCAGATACTGAGCACACGAGAAATAATCTACGGAGTGCTGGGCATCTGGAGTACCAAACTCTTCAGCGAGTTCGTTCTCGTTGGAGATAATGGTTGGTACTTCTACAGGACCCCAACGGAATCCTCCTACATATCCAGCAAGCGAAGTATCGACATTTGGGACCACAGGGGTCAGGTCGAATTCGCGAACTACAATAGCAGGAGACAAACTTGGAGCTGTTAGTGCCATTTTAGTTTCCTCTTTGCAAAAAGAAATTATAAGTGTTATACATTATAAGGTCGGCACATAAGTGCTCAATGCATTTATTTATAAGAAGGGATATTTAGGTATAATCCTCTAGTTCTATTGTAGACCAAGGGTCTAATTTTTGCTCATAAGTTATGACTGGTTCCGCTTCTTGTTTGAATCCAAACGGAGGAACATCTTCCTCAATCTCTTGCATACGTTGCTCAAACATCATCTTCTTAATATTGATATCAGTCATCTCAGCGAAGAACGTAGTTTGAACCAAGAACCCAAGCATCACCAAGTTCATTACCAAGTCATCGTGGTTGCCATCTTTCGCTTCATAAGAGTTGCCTCTTGCCTCAAACGTGCTGATCTCTAATATAGTATTTTCATCAACGACTTCTAGTTTACGTTCTTCTAGCAGATCTTTGAATCCTGAACAACCCAGACGTTTGGTCCGACGAGTCATCTCTACACCGATACCACTAGATTTTACTGTAGAGGACATATGTACGTTTTCATACTCGCGTTCATGATATAATCCTGTACACACTAATTGACCTGCGTCATTAGATTCTATTACAACATATGCAGTATTGTAAGAAGTCGCCCATTTATAAATAATATCTGGGAAGAGTAGTGGAGAAATAAGATTGTTGCGATACACTGCTACCTGTTTGAAAGGTCTACTGCTAATGTCGATGACGTTAAACGTACTATAATCCTGTCCTCTCCCTTTACTTACGTCAACACACATGACGTATTGTGACCCCTTGCGAGGTTCATCGTAAACAAGTAGATCCCCACCCTCAAGAATTCTCTTGGGTCTACTTGCCTTCAAGTTTAATAAAGTTTCAGCATTGATCAATGTATCGCCCGTGCCGAAGAACGTGTTACCAAACTCCTGATCAAATTGTATCTGCGAAGTATTATTAATCGTCTCTTCTTTCCATGCTTCGTCGCGACCAGGAACATCCCACCAGTCTACACGGAACGGTTTATATTCATTCACACCCTGTACGGCACCTTCCCATATCTTATGGAAAGGATTACCAATACCGTTGGCGGTGGATGTTATGATCACTTTCGTATCTTTACCTGACGAAACTACGGGATAGGTTGAGGTATAAAATTCTGCTGCCCTTTCAACAAACGCAAACTCGTCAAGGAACAGCAAGTTTACAGATTGACCACGAATGGATGATCCTGAAGTAGCAGCGGCGAATATCTTTGAGTTGTTACTAAACTCTATACTCCCTTTATTCAGCACCTTACATCCTGGTTGCAAATAAAAGGGCAAGTTCTCAAGCATAAGAGTTACACGCGAGAGCATCTCGCGAGCAGTCGCACCCTTGTTAGCGAGCACTGCTACAGTTTTCTCAGGGTGAAATATGGCATACCAAAGTAGATATGCCACCGAAGATATAGACTTACCAGACTGACGACAAGCAAGGACAACAGTAAAACGATTGCTGTTAAAGTGAGTAAACATTTCCTCTTGGTAAGGGTACAACTCAAACGGCACTAGACCATCGTTCAGGTTGATAATCTTCAAGTGATTAGTAGCAAAGTGTGCAGGGTCAGACATACACTTTGCATACTCAGCAACTTTCTCTTGAGACCAATCCTCCTGTACGCCATCTTTCTTGACGTGAGGATTACCAAGATAGTGAGTATCGTGTTTAGACTTGGTCGTGTCCTGAATCTGCGAGGGCATCATGTTGAGGAGTTATATCCTTTTCGTTCACTTTCTTCAACATGCGTTGAAGGTCGGTAGTCGAACCGATAAAAACATTGGTGGTTTCTTGCTTGTTTGGTAACGCAGCGACATCTTCCTTTTCTATCTCCTTCTTTTGTTTATGGAGATTCATAAGTTGATGAGAAACGTCAGAGGTATCTTTTATGAGTTTAGCAAGAACTTCATATGCTCTTGGGTGTTCGCTTTGCTTTGCGACCTCGATCATCTCTTCTACACCGTCGCGACCTTTACCGATCAGATCGTACAAAGTCTCTCTGGCGTATTCATAATCATTATCTTTATCACTCATATTCGTGCGGCAAACTTACTGGACTATCACTATCTAGTACATCTTTTTGTATAGTATAATCGGAGTCAGGCGAAACAGGTCTTACTGATGTTTCAGTTCTAACAGTCTCAAGGTATTTGTCAGAATCCAGTGAGTTGACGTCCATATTGAACAGGTCTGCATCGACGCGAGTGATGAGAGGACCAGTCGATGGTTTTGGACCATAGAAATTAATTTTCATGTCAAAAGTAAGAGTGTAGATGATAGTTCTACGATCTTCCATTTGCCCTTCAAAGTTATCGCTAAATGCGACCGACTGTAGTATTACAGGAACATCTTCTTTAATATCTGGATAATCTTCTATCGGTTTAAAGGTTGCTGTATACTGAGGAGCAAAGTATGGTAAAATTTGTTCTACAACTTGTAGTGCGTCATTGTGTTGCTTGGCATAAACATTCAACTCCATCGTAATAATATATGGTGTACCAGTGTAGAACTTTGCACCAGAAGCATTATCGTCAATATGTTGTTTGGTAAAATAATTTGCCTTGGGTAGTTGACGCTGAGGATCGTATGCAATCGACAATACTTCAAAAGACATACGTGGTAGTTTGATTGCTAACTGTCTCTCAACATCCTCACCGTTATTCATCTCGTTTATTCTTTCTAAGAACTTGCGAGCAGGAGCATATGCCAGAGGAACTTTTTGCTGAGCATAAACATTGTTACCATCACGACGAATGATGTATAGGTTGTTGAACATTGCACCAAATACTGCAACGCACTTCCTAACTCGCTCGTGATAAAAATGAGTGCCGAACATTAACTAAAATCTCCAAACGGATTATCTTCACTGAAGTCCACAAACTCAAGCACAGACACATCAAAGTCCGTAACATTTGAAGTCCATCCATCAGTTGCTCCAGTTGGATTTATATCGCCACCAGGAGCACCAGATTGAATCTGTTGTAGTTCTCTTATGACTGTTGGAGTTGCTATAGAAGATGCTACTCTGACACTATCCCCATGGAAGAGTTGACGAGTTGTTGTGAAGGTTTGATATTCACCTGAAGTATTACCCACATTGCCAAGGTAGAGAGTGTTGTCGTCACCATTCCAACCAACCACTTCACCAGTAACAACGTAATCGTCAAATGCCTGAGTAACTCGCTCGCCTCTGGTAAATCCATTAGAAGCAGAATCCATAGTAAGTTGCCACTGATATGCGGCAAACTCTTCAATTTGAGTGACACCAACATTGGAACCAGTACTGAACCTTTCTGTGCTGTACTCGAACAATTCGAGTCGCATTCTAAACACAGGGAGTTGACCTAACTGATAGAAAGGATTCTCGTCCTCTACCTTCATGATCTCGAAAGTAGAATTAGATAAAGGAATGTGAATTAAGTCACCTTCTCTAGGACGATAATACTTTTCTGTTGGAGTTTCTTGGTACTGTCGAATCTCTTGATTGAATCTACGACGTGCCATGACTATAGTGGCAGCATCGCGAATCTCTACACCGAACTTCTGGAAAAGGTCACCTTCTCCATCATACCCTTCTACGTTTTCAACATAGACTTCTACTTGATAAGCATACTTAAACTCTGATAAAGTTTCATCATTAAACACCATATCTCTGGACACAACTTCTCGGGGCAGATAATAAACATTCTGCCCGTAGAACTTGAGGGATTCAACGATTAAGTTTTCGTAGAGACTTTGTTCAGATCTTACGTTATGTCGAAAATGTTGAGAGAGTGCCATGCGTCACCCCACAAAGAAGTCGGGTGGCACTTCCTGTTCGAGACGCATCCTTTCTCGAATCTTTTCTTGTTCTTCTCTACCCTCTTCGATGTAGCGTGCGCCACTAATAGTGACGCCGCCAGGAAGTTGCATACCTTCAAACTTTGACATATTTTGCCCCCACTGCTCTTTAATTAGGGCAGTGGTGTAGTCCTTAATAAACATATCATTGAAAACACTGGTATGCGCTGTTGGATCAACGGTTTGGTAAACCTCAAGTGCGATATATTTTCCAGCACTCAATGTGCCGTCCTCTATATCGCTGTGCATATATAAACGATTTTGCCGACGTGCAAAAGTAATTAATGGGAGACCATTGACTTTCATATCAATCAACTCCATATACTGGCGAACTTGATCATAGTATGCCAGACCACCATAACCTACATCAGAAAGTTGATGAAAGTCGCTCATAGCAAATTGGTAGTTGAATGAAAAGAAATTAGAACTGTTAATGACCGAGGCACTAACAGGAAACATTTTAGTTACATACAATATATTCGTAGGTAGAGTGATATATTTGTTTGTAATATCATCTGATGTTAACTGGTGTTCGTAATACACGCGCATAGTTGCGTCGTGATGAAACTCCTGATACAACTGAATGGCATCATCAATCTTGTCTTCGATTTGATCTTCGTCCACATTGACTTCAATAACTGGTTCACCCAGTCGGCGAAGGCAAAAGTCGATTAGGTCAGCGCGAGATGAAACTACCGCCATTTTATGCTCCGTTCAGCAATGTACCAGCAGAGTCGTAAATTCCGATACCATTAAAACCATCAACTGCATCTACGTTGAGGTTTGTTACTTTGGTTGTAGACGCAACTGTGAAAGGTGCTGTGCCTGTTGTGTTACTGAAGTTTACAGTAGCACCAGCAGCAGCAGTAAGTGTAGTTCCGTTATCAAACGTCAAAGTACCACTGGTGTAATTATCACTAGCACCGCTTGTTAAGAAAGCAGTTGCTTCGTTACCGTCTAGTTGATCAGCATTAATGTTTAATGCATCAACAAAAGATTTAGTTACACGAGTATCAATAGCACTGTTTGCTCTTGTATCTGTGTAATATAAGTTTGTGTTCTCAGTTAAATCTGCTGTGGTTTTAGTATTAGTAAAATCACTATCAATCTGACCTTGGACTTTTGCTGAGTCGTATGATTCTACAGTAGCAAACGAAAGTGTGCCGGAACCATTAGTCGTAAGAAACTGATTGAGTCCACCATCAGCAGTAGGATAAGTCAGACCGTTTAATACTGCACCATTCGATGCAGTAAAAGTATTGGAGAACGTCTTAGCACCGCTAATAGTTTGAACAGTACTAAGAGTTACATAAGAACTTGATAAGGATGATGAAAGGTTTTGAACGTCCGAATCTAATGCCTGAAAGTTGGAGTCCAACTCTTGCAGAGTTAGAGCAGAACCTTTTGTTAAACGTAGAGTGAGATCGGCCATACCATCATATCCTTAGGCAAAGTAGTGGGGGAACATAGTCCCCCATACGACAACTGACTTACGATTAATTTGGTGCTTCGTAAGTAAGTGAAGAAATACTAATTGTGTCGCCAGCACCGATAGCAGTAGATGACAAGATAATGTCACCGCCACCACCAGTAGCAGTTACGGAACCAGTGAAACAAGAGTCACCAGCGCCAGAGAATACAGTAAACTTAGTTACAGTACCTGCTTTGCAGTTAGTGTCGTCAGTGATTGCAGCTGCAGTAGCAATACCGTTAGCAGCAGCACCGAAAGCAGTTGCACTAAAAGTAAGTGAAGCAACTACTGAATCGTTCTGACCACCGTTCTGAAACTTAATAGAACCAGCACCGCCAGCGTCAATCAGATCAACAACATAATCCGCAATACCGTTGCGAACATCAGTTGGGTGAGTAACAGCCATTTTAATCTCCTTGTAGGATTATTACTTTTGTTTTTCTTCTGACTTCTTGCCGTCGGCGACAAGTTTTGCCAGTTGCTCTTTCGAGACTTTTGCGGTCACTTTCACCTCTTCACGAGTGCCATCCTTTCGGATAACTGTGGCGGTGCCCGTCAACTTTCCAAGACTTGATTTAGTCTTAATACCCATTATTTATAATCCTCAAATATTCAAAAAATTATTTAGTCACACTTTTAGATACAATTACCTTGCCTTCTAAAATTCGTTCTACATACGGATCGCCTGTTGCTGAATCCGTGTACTGTAACTCCACATCATACACATACCTTCTCCTCGTTAGAGCATCAGTCTGCGTGTTAGTAAGGATTATATCCACAATCCCATCAGTAGCAGGAGCAACGATCGCAGTTTCAAATGAAATTTTCTCAGAAGAATCTGCGCCATAACTGCGATTGATTTTTCCTCTGATTATAGACTGAGACAAATTCCTATTAGTTCCGTCTGCATCAAGGAGTCGCAAACGCCATCTAGCATCTGCTCCTTGGTCTACATATAAATCTTCATACAATGCCATTTGTTATGCCCAACTACTTATTTCTATTCTATTTATACTGCTTCTATGGCAGATGGTTTCGTTCTAATAACAATTGTTACTTGCTTCGGTTTAGTTATTCTGAACGACCGCACTAATGGAACCGCAGCAGATACCTCTCTTCTTCCACTAGTTCCCGATACATTTGATGTACCAACTTCATCAGCAGTCAGATCTGCTTCAATAGAGATTACTGTTCGTTTTGTTACAGCAGTAACTGTAGATGGACCAGACCTTGGTATGGCAACACCATTACTATCCGGAACACCATCTGCTACTTTAATTATTCTTTCTGCAACACCCGTTACAACACAATCTACCGTAGTAAGTGCATCGCCGCCTTGGTCATCGATCTCACGTTCACCTACACCAGCGACTATCGACACACCAACTTCAGAGGCAGTCAAATCTGCTTCTACAGATACAATAACTCTTTCAGCAAATCCAAGAACTTCGCAAGGTACAGGATCTACATTTTGATTGCCAATGCTCTTAGAGGTTCTAAATCCACTACCAACTACAGATACATCTTGAGTTGTCAGTATTGCCGATCCGAATGTTTTCGTTACCTCTGCTACACCAGCAACGGTGGATGGACCAGCACTGACATCACCATCTATCTGTCCATCTACTTCTAGTTCTACTGTTCTTTCAGCAACACCCGCCACAGTAGAACTTTGGGCAGAAGGATTAGGTGTCACATCAACAATTGTACGCAATGATTCACCAGTTACTAGCGAATCACTGAGTTCTAATATTCCCTTCGGTTTCAGGATAACTGTAGTAGAAGCATCAACAGTAGCAGATTGTGCTTGCGGTGTAGCATCTACGTCTACAACAGTTCTTTCGGCAACGCCAGTCGTAGTGGATTCTTGTGCTACTGGCGATAGAACTTTTTGTACATCTATCGTCCCGCCCATAGCACTGTGATACTGACAAGCATAGTAC